GATAAGCAACCTATTCCTGGTGCGTTTGATGTTAAGACTAAAGCCAAGGCATTCTTTAAACAAGCTGATGGCTCAATGGTAGAGAACAATCTAACTATTGTAGATGCACAGAAGAATCCATACGATGCATCCAACGGTGCAATCTGGGGTGGTAGTAAATTAAAACTAGCACTGAATGTAGGTGCAGTATCAACCTCAATCTATTCAGGACTGATGTTACGTATCAATGCCGTTCAGGTTATTGATCTAGTAACAGGTGGTCAAGGTGGAGCTAATGCCTTTGATAAAGAGGATGGCTTTACTGCTGAACAGAAACCTGAAGTTAAAGTGGCGGAAGGTGAGGACGAGACCATTGACTTTTAATCGTAAGTTGTACCGAGGCATACGTGAGGGCTATAGGTCAGGACTTGAACAAGCTGTAGCTGAACAGTTACAAAAAGAACAGCTTGACTTTGAGTATGAACCTAAGGATGGACGAATAGCTTACACCAAACCTTCGAGCAACCACAAGTACACCCCTGACTTTGTATTTCCTGGTTTCATTTTGGAATCTAAGGGTCGTTGGATTACCAGTGACCGACGTAAATTTAAACTCCTTGCAGAACAACATCCTGAGATAGAGATTAGATTCTTGTTTAGTAATTCAAAGAGTCGTATCTCTAAGACAAGCAAGACTACCTACGTAAAGTATTGTGAGAGGAATAGATGGAAGTACGCTGACAAGGTTATCCCTGATGAATGGTTAGAGGAGATTAGAAATGACCAAGCTAGAAACAGTAAGAAAAATTTTAAAGAAAGATAAACACATCACTCACCTTAAAGCTCAGCACTATCAGATAGGTTGTATTAGAAAAGCTATCTCATTGTTAAGAGCTGAAGGCATGAAGATAGAAACTAAACGTAAGAAGGATGCTAACGGCTCAGCTTATACAAGCTGGGTATTAGCTTGAGTGTAACTCATGAGCCCTGCCCTAAGTGTAACAGCAAGGATAACCTAGCTAGATACCCTGAGGGTTCGGCTTACTGCTTTGGCTGTGGACACTATGAACATGCTGATGGACAAACAATAACTAAGGGGAGGATGCCTGTGCTACAAGACCTAGAGTATAAACCACTAACTAAACGTGGACTTAATCTTGATACAGTTAAGAAGTTTAATTATCAAGTAGGTACATACAAAGGTAAGGGAGTACAGGTAGCCAACTTCAAAGATGACAAGGGTAAACCTAAGGGACAGAAACTTAGGTTTGCAGACAAGTCTTTTAATTGGACAGAGAAAGCTGACACCATGTTTGGTCAACACCTATGGAACGATGGTAGATCTGTTACAGTTTTTGAAGGTGAGATAGATTGCATGTCTTTCTCTCAATTGATGAATCATAAGTATGCTTGTTGCTCTGTAACTAATGGAGCTCAAGGTGCAAAGACTCAACTTGCTAAACACTTAGAGTGGTTAGAAAAGTTTGACGAAGTTGTTCTTATGTTTGATGAGGACAAGCCTGGAAGAGATGCGGTGGCAGAATGTGTCACCCTCTTCTCACCTGGGAAAGTCAAGGTCGCCCACCTACCTATGAAGGATGCTAATGAATGTTTAGTTGCAGGTCGAGGAGCTGATGTAGTCCAAGCATTTTGGAAAGCTAAACCCTGGAGACCCGATGGTATCGTTGATGGAAAAGATACATGGGACATCTTAACTACTGAAGTTAAAGATGAAACAAGAGACTATCCTTGGGAACACATCAACAAGTTCATCGGTGGTATATCTAAGGGACAGCTCACAACAATCACTGCAGGTACAGGCATAGGTAAATCTTTATTCGTTAAAGAACTTGCCTACTCTTTACTTGAACAAGGTGAAACTATAGGAGGACTATTTCTTGAAGAAGGAATCAAACGAACAGTTCAAGCATTCTGTTCTATACCACTCAACGTACCTTTACATCTTAAACCTGATGGTGCTAGTCGAGACGAGTTACGGAAAGCCTGGGAGTCTACTGCTGGAAGTTCTCGGTTATTCCTTTATGACAATTTTGGTTCAATTGAAACAGATAATTTACTCAGTCGTATTAGGTATCTTAATAAGTCTCTTGGCTGTAGCTTCATTATTCTGGATCACATTTCGATTGTTGTATCAGGGCTTGATCAAGACAATGAGCGTAAAGCAATAGACATTGTGATGACTAAGCTGAGAAGTTTAGTTGAAGAGACAGGCATAGGTTTAATTTTAGTGTCACATCTTAAACGATTACAGGGAGATAAGTCACATGAAGATGGAGCAACTACTTCGCTCAGTCACCTGCGTGGTTCGGCAGCAATTGCACAATTATCGGACTGCGTTATTGGACTTGAGCGAGACCAGCAATCAGAAGACAGAAACAAAACCCAAGTACGGGTACTTAAGAACAGAACTTCGGGAATCACAGGAGTTGCTGGAGAACTACGATACCACACAGATACGGGAAGACTTACTGAAGGAAATGCATTCGACCAAGAAGAGGAGGTAGTGTTTTGATAACTAAAACTAAAGCTATCTGTAACAAATGTAAGAAGGATGCTTTCTTCTTCAATGGTAAGTGGTGGTGTGCAACGGTTAGTAATCCAGGTCAATGGAATCTAACAGGAGCATGCAAGACTAAAAAATATAGGGAGGGACAATGAAGAATAAAAATTGGGGACCATTCCATGCACTGTTTGCAGTGGTCATGCTATACATATTTTGTTACATGTTAATAAGGAACTCACATGCTGTACTTTGATATAGAAACTGACGGTTTCATTGATGACCTAACAAAGATACATTGTCTTTGTATAAGAGATGATGAGACTGAAGGTGTTTATAGATTTAATACAGAGATACAACCTGGGTTAGACATGCTGATGCAAGCAGATAAAATCGCAGGGCATAATGTAATCAAGTTTGATATACCTGCAATACAAAAGTTATATCCAGACTTTAAAGTTACAGAAGATCAAGTCATTGATACCTTAACTTTATCTACTCTTATATATCCTGATCTATCTGATGTTGATATGAAACTATTAGCAAAAGAAAAATTGGACAAAAAATTATTTAAGAGTCACTCCTTGAAAGCTTGGGGACAGCGTATGGGATTTCTTAAAGGTGACTATGACATGTCTGTTGAAGAGAACAGGATGTCTTGGTCACAAGAGATGGAAGACTATTGTGTACAAGATTGTTTAGTAACTGAGAAGTTATATAAACATCTTATGAGTAAGAACCCTAGTAAAGAATCAGTAGAGCTAGAGCATAAGCTTCAGTGGATCACTGCTGACATGGAGACACATGGGTTCTACTTTGATAAAGAGAAAGCAACTGAACTACACACTAAGTTAATAGCAAGGAAGATAGACTTAGCTGCTGAACTTCAGAAAGCTTTTCCACCTTGGGAAGTTAAGTCACCTCCAGTTATTTCTAAGTCTACCAACAGTAAGACAGGTAGAGCTAAAGGACAACCTTATGTCAAGGTAACAGTGACTGAGTTCAATCCTAATTCTAGGATGCACATAGCAGACAGACTAAAGACTATTCATGGGTGGGAACCTCAAGAGTTTACACCTAGTGGACAAGCTAAGGTTGATGACTCTGTGATAGCTAAGCTAGATTATCCTGAAGCTAAGCTCTTAGCTGAGTATCTAGTTATTGATAAACGTCTAGGTCAGTTGTCAGATGGCAACATGGCTTGGCTTAAAAAGGTAAACACTAATGACTCAAGAATACATGGTGCGATTAGAAACAACGGAGCAGTTACAGGACGTGCCACCCACAGCCATCCTAACCTTGCACAAGTTCCTTCTTCGACAGCACCCTTTGGAAGTGAATGTCGTGGACTATTCTCTGTTCCAGCTGGAAAGTCCTTGGTGGGAGCTGACTTATCGGGGCTTGAACTTAGATGTCTTGCTCATTACATGGGGCAGTATGACTCAGGAGCATATGCCAAACAGTTGTTGGAAGGTGACGTGCACACAGTTAATCAAGAAGCAGCAGGACTCAATGATAGAGCACAGGCAAAGAGATTTATTTATGCCTTCCTCTATGGAGCTGGTGCAGAAAAGATTGGAGAGGTAGTAGGTGGTAGTAAGAAAGAAGGAGCTATGCTTAAGAAAAGATTTCTAGCTAAGACTCCTGCTCTTAAGAAACTAATTAATAATGTTACTGCTTATGCTGAGAAGCATGGGTATGTTCCAGGACTAGATGGTAGGTTGTTAAAGATAAGATCACCTCATGCTGCATTGAATACATTACTTCAGTCAGCAGGTGCACTCATATCTAAGCAAGCTATTATTTTATTTAAACAGTTGCTAACTGATAAAGGTTATCAGGATAAGGCACACTTAGTAGCTTGGGTACACGATGAGATACAAGTGGAAACAGATAAGGAGATAGCAGATGAAATCGGCAAGCTTGCAGTTCAGTCTTTTGAAATGGCTGGGGAACACTTTAAATTCCGATGCCCAATTACAGGAGAGTACCAAGTCGGAAGTAGTTGGTCCGAGACTCACTGAGGTATTAAAGAAATGTTGGGTCGATGGTATCTGGTTACAAGGTAACTTAGCTAGGAGTCATAGATTTGAAATAGCTTTAGCTGCTAGTGAAGGACTTATCACAACTAAAGGTCTTGACAATTCTTATTGGGATCGTTGGTTGATAACTGAAAAGGGGATGACATGGCTCAACAAAAAATAGGATTACTAGATGCAGACATACTTGCATACCAAGTAGCAGCTACTCATGAAGTAAGAGTAGATTGGGATGGTGATGGAGAAGTAAGTCAGTATGTTACATCACTTGAGTCAGCTAAAGCTAAGATAGATAAGACTATCGGTGAGTACATGTGGAACCTTAAGTTAGACAAGATGATTATATGTCTGACTGATAAGCATAACTTTCGTAAGGATATCTTACCTACCTATAAAGAGAATCGTAAAGGTTCTATCAAACCTCTACTGTTATCAGATCTTAAAGAGTACATGTCTAGTAACTATGAATCATTCTTAAGACCTGGACTTGAAGCTGATGATGTCATGGGTATCTTAAGTACACACCCTAAGCTTATGCCAGGTAAGAAAGTAATTATCTCTATTGATAAAGACTTAACTCAAGTACCTGGTTGGTACTTCAATCCTGATAAAGATACTAA